GCCATGTCGCCAGTCATGCCAGCCTTCACGCGATCGGTGATCGCGAGGATGTTCGTCTCCCAGTTCTGCTGGGCCGTCACCTGGTCCTGCAACTGCTGGATGTAGGCGCTGGCGGACACGGTCACGCCGTCGTAGTAGGTCTGCCAGGAGTCCTTTGAGGACTTCGTCTTGTCGGCGGTGTTCGTCGCAAGCTCGGTGTTCTTGTCGATGACGCCCTGGTACGCGTTATCGAGACTGATGAACGAGGAGTCGGCCTCGCTCGTTGCCTTGACCCAGTCGGCGAACGCCTTCTCGGCCGCCTTCATCTCTTCTGCTGTGACCTTCGTGGACCCGGCAAGCGCCCCCTGAGCGCCCGTGGCGGCATCGGTCGCCCGCACCCCGGCCGCCGTCTCGTCGCTGAGGTTGCTCTGTGCGCCTGCCACAGCGACCTGCTGCAAGCCGACACTCTCGAGGACGGTGACCAGGTCAGCGTTTGCTGCGTCCAGCTTGGCAATCGACTGGGCGGCGTCCTGCTGCGATGCCCTATCGGTACCCATGGACGCACGGATCGCTGCCTGCGCGTCCTGCCACCGCTTTACGCCGGCAGCAACCCGGTCATACGCTTCGCTCATCGGGTACAGGGACGCCGTGACGACGTCGTTGAGGTTGAGCCCCAGGCGCTTCGCCGCGTCGATGGCCCCGTCGCTCTTTAGGTTGTTGAACGCAATCGCGCGGGTGTTCGTGGTGATCGCCTGGGTGGCCTGGTCGAGTGACGTCTTGTAGTCGTCGACCCGGGCCTTCGCTTCGGCCTGGTTCTTCGCGTACAAGCCGAGCGCGACGGAGGCAACGGCGAAGACCGCCGTGACGACGCCAAGGGTCGTCCACACGGCCTTCACCGAGACGTTCATCACCCCGAGCGCCGCGTTGAAGGCGTCAATCTTCGGCTTCACGACCATGAACCCGCCACCCAGTAGGGCGGTCACGCCGACGAGCCCGGTGGCCGCCTCGGTGGCGATCCTGATCGGCTCGGGGAGTGTCTGGAAGGACCGCATGGCGTCCGCGGCACCGTTGGCAATGTCGATCAGGAACCCGCCACCGTTAGGCCCGACCATCGGCGCCATGAGATCACCGGACAGGTCACGCCACGCAGCCTTCACCCGGTCAGTCGCACCGGCAAACGTGGCCTTGACGTTCGCGGCGGACCCGGAGAAACGCTGATCCATGCCAGCAGTCAGCGCCGTGATCGCGTCGCCGGCATCCAGGGAGCCGGAGGTGATCTCGGTGCGGATCTGGGCGCCCGTCTTGCCCATCTGGGAGCCGATGAGGGTGGCCGCATCCACGCCACGCTGGCCAAACTGGTTCAGATCCTCGGCGGTGATCTTCCCAGTCGCACCGACCTGCGCGATGATGCGAGTCAGTTCCTTGATGTCGTCGTTCGATCCGCCTGTGGCTGCGACCGCGTTCTGGATCGCGTCGAGCGTCGGCAGCACGTCCTTCGCAGCCATGCCGAAGCCGATGAGTTGCTGCTGCGCGGTGATGAACACGGCCTTGGAGAACGGGCTCGTGCGCGCGAACGCGTCGAGCTTGTCCATCTGCGCGTTCGCAGCCTCAGCCGACCCCAGCAGAGTCTTGAGCGCGGCACGGGACGTCTGCTGCAACGTGTTGTAGTCGACGCCCGTCTTTGCTGCCGCTGCACCGACACCGAGGATCGCGGCGGCGACGGCGAGGAGGGCCGTGCCGGTCGTTGTCCACGCCTGGTGGGTCTTCTCCGCCGCCGCGGTCGCGTCCTGGCCGGTCTTCTGGTTCTGCTTACCCAGCGCGTCGGTCGACTTGGCCGCGTCGGCCATCGCCTTTTGGTAATCCGCGATCTCGGCCCGAAGGCGAACAATGATTTCCCGGCTCGTTGCCACAGGTTCACCCCTCCCGTCGGCTCGGAATGTGGTTCGATGGGGGGATGGAAGTCATCGTGGTGCTCGTGGTCCTGGTCGCCGTTGCGTTCTTCGGCTTCCTGTTCTGGCTGACGCTTGCGACGTCGCTGCTCAAGTCCAAGGCGCGGAAGAAGGCGCTGGCCGAGGCGCCGACCACCCTTGACGCGGCGTTCGACGGGCGGGACGACGTGACCTTCGAGGTCAGTGACATGACCCTGCCGGTGAGCCGGGTGATCTCTGGGGCCACCGAGCGCGGATACCGGGTCAAGGCCCAGATCGCCGCGACCAAGACCAGTTCGACGCTGGTCTTCGAGAAGGTCTAGCCCTGGGGCATCATCCGGGGGTCGGGCACGTACCCGTCAGGGGACTCGTCGACCACGTAGACCGTCTCGGCGGCCTTGAGCTGCCCGTGCCCGTCGACATGCAACGACGCCGCCTGGCAGCCCTGACACAGGACCGTGTGGGCCGTGTAGTAGCCCTCCATGTCCTCATTCCAGGACCGATCGCGCGGCTGCCCGCACCCGGGACACAACCCGTCCTCATGGGTCGTCAGCGCGAGCGCGAGGATGCGGTCCTTGGCTGTCCACTTGCGCGGGTTGCGACCCCGGCGGATCGTCGAGTGCGGGACACCGTTCGCCCGCGCCGTGCGCAGCTCCAGGACGACGCCCGGGAACCGTCTCAGGACGCGGGCGACGAAGGGACCGGCAGACCCACGAGGAGACCGTTCACGGCAGCCAGGAGTTGTGCGGTCATCGACTCGCCCGAGCGGTCGCGGGTCCGCAGTCGCTTGAGCTGGTCCACGGTGAACGCTGGTTCGACGCACGAAGCGGCGATGACCCGCAGGTTGATCGCCTCCGGGTCGTCCTCGCCGGCTTCCTTCGCAGCCTTGAGGGCCTCGGTCAGCTCATCGTCGGTGAGTTGCCGCACCCGGACCTTGAGCGCGGTCCGCGTCCGCTCAGCCCACAACTCCGCGAGCTGGGCCGACAACTGCTCCGGGGACGCCTCATCGATGCCACGGTTCTCCGGGGTCGACTTCTCAGCGGCGGGGATCTGCGCCTCGATCGCCGCGATCTTCGCAGCGAAGTCGATCTCGTAGGGGTACAGCTCGACGGTGACCTCGGGGCGCACGACGTCATCGATCCAAGAATCGAGGTCGAACGAGGCGGCGTCGAGATTCGCGCCGTCCTTCTTCGCGGCCATCAGGCGAACTCACTCGTCTGGAGCGTCGGCAGGCTCGTCACGACGACAGAGCGGGCAGTCCTGGCGTAACCCTTCGGCGGGTCACCGACTCCGCTCGGCGTGAAATTGAGAACGCGCCTGCCGTTCGCATCGAGGTCGAACTCGAAGTAGTGCAGCGTCAGAACGTCGTCGTCGCGGTCGATGCGGAACCCGGCGACCATGACGCGGGCGGGGTCGATGCCCTGCCCGGTCAGCCATGCAAGGAGGCCCGAATCGGCAGGCAGCAGGCGGACGGGCAGGTCGAATACGGTGGTGCTCATGGTGGTTCCTTCCACGGGGCTGATCCACGGGGCGAAGGGGTAGAGCCTGCCGGGCGCGGCCCCGTGGGAGAGCGCGCCCGGCAGGGGTCGGTCAGGCGACCAGCGTTGACGCGGTGCTGAACACGCCCTGGGGGAGCAGCGGGATGGTCGCCTTGATGTAGCCCTCACCGGAACCGGCGGAAGGCTGCGGGTTGTCCGTCATGAACTTGTACACCTCGACGACCTGGGCCGCCGCGGCTGCGACCGTGGACGCGAACCCGGTGCGGCGCACGATCCACCCCGCGACACCGGCAACACCGGCGACGGTGGTCAGGACGTCGGTCGCGGAGGGGACACCGGCCGTGAAGTCGCGGAACGCGACCAGCGTGCCCTCGTAGTTGCCGACGACCGGGACGACACAGTTCGCGACGTCCGTGATCGACTTCTCCGAGATGGTGTCCGAGTTCGCGGGTCCGACCTTCGTCGAGGCGACGACGTAGGCGGAGATGTTCGCGGTGGAGGTGAGCGTGGCAGCCGAGACAGCCGCAGCGTTCGTGATGGCGGATGCAGCGACCCACCAGTAGGTGGTGGCGTTCAGGTCGATCATGCGCGGCATGGTCAGGACTCCTTCGGGGTGGCCGACTTTGCCGGCTTGGGGGTGGGTGGTGCAGGTGGGGTGTTGAACTCGATCTCGATGGGGACGAAGGTCTCGTCCGGAACGAGGTCGACCTCGATGGGCTTGAACTCGGACATGAGTGCCTCCGGGCATGGTTGACAGCCCCATACCGGACGGCAGGGGTTGAGTGAGGGGAAGGTCAGGAAGAAGGCGTGGAGATGAGCCGGTACATATCGACCCCGTAGCACGGGTGCCCCGTGTCGGGGAGCGTCACCGCGTTGTCGGGCTCGATGGGCTGCGAGTCGAACAGCCGCAACCACGCGGCGCGGCCCGTCACCGTCAACGCCACCGCATGACCGCCCGGCGCCAAAACCCCGCGGGACTGACCCTGCGCGACCCGCACCGCGGTCGGGTTCGCCGCGACCGTCGTCACACCGATCATCGCGTCAATGTCCAGGCGCACGTCGTCGACAGCCTGCTCAACGCCAGGAGTCCCGCCCGGACCCCACACGAGGTAGTACGGCATCGGCGGGTTCGCCGGCGCGGCCGTGTCGTAGGCCGTGTGCGCCGTCAGGAGCGCCTTGATCGCGGTGATGTGGGCGAGCATCAGATGCCCTCCCCGGCGATCTTCGCGAGCGCAGCCTCGAACCGAGGCAGCTCAGCGTTCAGGGCACCGACCGGGTCCGGGACCGTGCCACCGCCACGGGAGGTTCCGAAATACGCCACGTTGGCAAGGTTGCCGGGCGAACCCGGGTCTGTGGTGGGGCCGATCTCAGCCTCGATCGCACCCGAACCGCCACCAAGATCCACGCCGCCGATGTCGTAGGAGATCGACGACCCGATGCCACGGAACGACTTCGAGGCGTACATCTCCATGCGCATCTGGGCCTTGATCTGGACGGCGCCGCGGGAGACGACCCCGTATGCCTTGGCTTGCACCGCCTCGCCGGCCTTCGTGAGGTCCGCCGAGAGGGCGTGCAGCTCGGAGGTGTCGAAGGTGATCGCCATCAGACGACCTCTTCCACTCCGAGCCGGTACGCGGTCGCCTGGGACTTGTGCAGCAGGGACACCACGCGGAACACGCGGCCCACCAGGAGCGCGTCGAGTGCGCACGCCGTGATCGTGACGACCTGCCCGTCGTCCGGGGTGAACGCACCCACCGGGACGTGCACCTCCGAGCGCAGGACCGTGAACGTCGCACCACCCACGGTCGGGTTCGCCGGTGCCGAGGTCGTCGACTGCACCTTGCACTTGCCCGTGTAGACGTTCGTGTACGTGACCGTCACGACACCCGTCGTCTGGTTCGTGATCGTGCCCGTGGGGTTGCCCACCGTGCACGCATCGAGCATCAGAGACTCAGCGGCCGCGCGCAGATGAGGCAGGACCGCAGCAATATCGGTCCCGAGGGACATCAGTACACGCTCCCGCCGTACAGCGGGAACAGCCCGGTCAGGACCGCACCGCACGAGCAGTACGTGGCACCGAAGTACAGGGCGCATGTCTCGTTGTGGATCGCACCGACCACCGGGGCCGTGTCGATCGCGAACGCCCCACCAGACCCGGCGTTCGGGTCCAGCAG